GTACCAAGTTTTGTCATGATGTAGATGTTGAGAAAATAAGACCTCGAAAATCTTATGAATGGGTATCACTGCGATGTGGCTAAACTAGTAACCCTGCTATCAACTATCACTACTTACCACTAACCCTGTGCACTTAATTAAAAGGGTAAAATGATTCCGAATAAATGTGGCGGAATGATCATGACAAATTAAATCTCGCCATAGCACACGGCGTACAATGTGACAAATTGTGTGGAAAATATCCTTTGTAGTATAATGGCATTACAACACTGTATACGGTGGTAAAAATGAGTTCGATTCTCATCAAAGGGTTCATATAAAAGCACTAGTGTAAATGTGCACACTGTTGCCTAGACGTAGGATTCACAACAGTAGAACACGCGGCCAAGATACAAGCAGATGCGAGTGTGTTTTTATATGGTGTAATATTAATTGGTTGGAAAAAGGTAAATGTCAATTGAGCTAACCTAGTGGAAGCATGTGCCTGAAAAGCACGGGGGATTGGAGCGTAACCAATAATTGACACCAAGAATATGTAATATAATGCTCGGGGTTTGTTTATCCCTAGGAGTACACGGCGAGTAGAAAGTGATTTAGTTCATAGACTTTATGGGAGCCTAACATAAACAAAAGTTACGGATGATGTGTTAACCGTTGTATTATACTGGAAGATCGCTACTTTCTATATGTCATAATACGAAAGATATTAACTAAAATAGTATCAACAACTCTTGATTGTTATCGGACTAAACAATCACCATATTGAAGCATTTGGTTCAATGCCAACAGCGCGACGACTGGAGTGTCCAGTATGCTTCAATATGGTTAGTTAGGAACAAACACTAGTAATTACTTTTATACCTTGAACAAGTATATTAGGGTGAAGGTTATTAGTTGCCTAGACTGTTCAACCAAAGAGGTGTTAAACCCGTAAACTTATGTTGTACGCTCTCGCTCAATGGATGTTGTACCATCAAAAGTACACTAACCTCTAATTTAAACCTATGTTTTTATAAATTGGTAGATTTATAAATATAGTTATGTCTACCAATTTAATAAAAGTTATGTCACATAAAAAATCAGAACCAATTGAAACATATGAACTGTGTAAATTTGGATGCGGAAATACTGCCAAATTTAAAAATAAATCAGGGGAGTTAACATGCACACAAAGCGCAAATTCTTGTCCGATTAATAAGATTAAAAACTCAAAAGCATTGAAAAGTTCATATAAAGATGGGAATAGGATTCCAGCAAAACAGGTATATTCTAGTTTACCAGAAGAGACTAAGAATAGAATGAATCATTCAAAAAATAAAAGATTTGCCGAATTTGGAATTCCCGGAAAAGGTGCATTCAAGAATGCATTGTTATTGGAACGTGGCAAATCATGTGAGTGTTGTAAATTGTCAGAATGGATGGGGCGTCCCATACCACTTGAATTAGAACATTCAGATGGGAATAGACAAAATAATACAAGAGAAAATTTGAAATTATTATGCCCAAACTGTCACGCACAGACACCAACATGGCGTAGGAGTGGTATTGACAAAAGAGGATTTAAAGTTAGTAAATATTCGGATGAAGAAATGATTAATGCTATAGAAACATCTAGAAATTTAAATCAAGTCTTAGTTAAATTGGACTTGCGTTATGGTTCTGTTCAAACTATAGTAAAAATTATGACAAAGTATAAAGTGAATTTTATGGGCAGTTGACATATGCAAATTGGTACAGCTACTACGTTTAGACCGTAGGTTTTTCCGAGTTCGATTCTCGGACTGCCCACCAATTACACCGCTATCGTATAGTGAAAAATACACGGATTTCCTAAATCTGGAACAGAAGTTTGATTCTTTTTAGCGGTACCAAGTTTTATAGTTTGATCGGTTAGATCATGGTAAAGGTGTTGCGGAATGACTTATGTCACGTTAAATATCGAAGCGCAACTTAATGAAAATGTGTGCAACCTACTATAAATTAAATGAAAAATCATTGACAGACTACACTTAATTTGTTATAATGAATTTCAATGTAAATAATGCGGGTATGGTGGAATTTGGTAGACACAAGGGATTTAAAATCCCTCGCCGTAAAGCGTATCGGTTCGAGTCCGATTACCCGTACCAAAAAAATGATGAATAAATAAAATATCGCCCTTGTAGTATATTGGTATTACAATTGCCTTGTAAGCATTAAAAGACGGTTCGATTCCGTACTGGGGCACCAGTTTATATAAATAGATTCGCGGCTGAGTGTGATGGTAGCACGGTAGGTTCATACCCTATAGGACTTGTTCAATTCAAGAGTACGCAACCAACAATTAAAGGAAAATAATGTCATATCTTGTAAAATGTCACTATATCATCAATGGTCTTCTGAATATTGAAAATCACGCACTAGAAGATTTTGAAACTGCAATAAAATTCATCGAAACTGAAGTTGCAGATTACATTAAGATTTTTGATGTTGATGGTAATCTTGTTCACACCACTGAAGTTGCAACCGTTGTGGCGACCCCTGATACTCCAATTCAGCAAATCGGGGAAGTTCCTGTAGAAACACCGGTTACCATTGAATCTGTTGTTGTCCAAGTTCCTTCTACAGAATAATAAGCAATAAGACAAGTAAATATTAGCCACCTTCGGGTGGCTTTTTCGTTTGACACATCACATGTTTTGTGTTACAATTAGTTTTTTAATCATGGAGAAAATATGAAAATTATTGCATTGAAGTTGGTTACTGGAGAAGATGTTCTGGGTGAGATTGAGTCTCAAGACGAAACAATGCTTGTACTCACAAACCCCGTAGGAATTGCTGTTGTTCGTGGTAAGGATGGGCAACCAAATATTGGGTTTTCTCCGTTCCCTATTCACTCAGAACAAAAGAAGGATTCTATCATTTTGTTTGCACACAAGCACATTGTATACACATATACCCCGGCAGAAGACTTTATTACCAATTATAAACAAATTTTTGGTTCTGGTATCATTGTTCCGGGTAAACAACAAATCATCACAGGTTAATGGCAAAGGCATACACCAACGTACAGAAACTTGGTAACCATATTCTGTACAGGGGAGTATTTGATGGTCGCAGAGTTAAGCAACGTGTAAAATACTCCCCATCATTGTATATTGAATCACAAAAGGGAACAACGTTCAAAACTCTTGACGGAACTCCTTTGGTAGAGAAACAATTTGACGACATATACTCGGCTAGAGATTATGTAAAACAATATTCAAATATATCCAATGGTCCAAAAATATATGGAAATACTGCATATGAATATGCATTCATTGCAGATTATCATAAAGATGCTATAGAATGGGATTTTAATGAATTGCTTATTGGTGTTTTGGATATTGAAGTCGGTGATGGAACGGGTGGATTTCCTGATCCCTATCTAGCGAACCAGCCTATCACAGCAATAACATTAACATTCATCGGTGGGCAGATTCTCACCTTTGGTTGTAATGATTATGTAATTGAAGGTAAAGAGCGATATTTCAAGTGTCGTGACGAAATTGATCTTTGTCAGAAATTCCTAAAACAATGGGAAGATAATTGCCCTGATATCCTAACTGGATGGAATGTTAAGTTTTTTGACATTCCTTACTTGGTTAATAGGTTTCGTAAGATTTTAGATGAGTCTAACCATCAATCACTCTCACCTTGGGGGAAGATTAATGATCGAACGGAACACAAGAATAACAAAGACCTAATCGTATATGAATTGATGGGGGTGTCTGTACTTGATTACATTGAACTATATGAAGCAGATGCCAAGAGAAATAAGAAGATTCCAGAGAACTATAGGCTTGATACAGTTGCGCAATTTGAATTGGGTAAAGGTAAGTTGTCGTATGATGAATTTGACAACTTATATCAACTTTATACAGAAAATTATCAAAAGTTTATTGCATATAATATTGTAGATACTACACTTATCGTTGAACTTGATCAGAAGTTGAATCTACTTGAATTGGCTGCAACACTTGCATATGACTGTAAATGTAACTTTGAAGATATCTTTAGCCAAACTAGGCTATGGGACGCTCTTGCATATAATTACTTATTAAAGGATGGTATAATTGTTCCACCAAAAGAACATAAGGACAAGGATGGGATGTTTGAGGGTGCTTATGTTAAAGAAGTTCAAGTAGGATTACACCATTGGGCATGTTCATTCGATCTTGATGGATTGTATCCACATTTGATTATGCAATATTCGATTTCGCCCGAGACTTTGGTACAAGTGAAAGATTATACGGATGAGATGAGAGAGGTTCTTGCACAGAATGTAACAGTAGAAAAACTTCTTAATAAAGAGATTGATCTAACAAAATTAAAAGATGTTACTATTACACCAAGTGGGCAATTTTTCAGAACTGATATTAAAGGATTTCTACCAACAATGATGGCTGATATGTATTCCGATAGAAAGAAATACAAGAAGTTAATGTTGAAGTATAAGCAACAACTTGAGGATGAACCGGATGTAACTAAGCACTTTGAAATTAAGAAATTGATTGGTAGAATGAATAATCTACAATTGGCAAAGAAACTTAGTCTTAATTCGGCATATGGCGTTCAAGGTACCCCATATTTTAGATTCTACGACCTCCGGATTGCCAGAAGTATTACACTCGCTGGACAGTTATCGATTAAGTGGATTGAACGTGCACTTAGTAATTATATGAATAAGTTACTTGGAACTACCGACATTGATTATATTATTGCCATGGATACTGATAGTGTTGTTATGAAATTGGGTCCATTGATTGATAAAGTTTATGGAACTGATGGTGTTGTGAACCTGCCAAAGACAAAGATTATTGATTTTATGGATAGGGTTTGTAATGATAAGATTCAGCCATTAATTTCAAAATCATATCAAGAATTGGCTGACTATGTTCACGCTGCAGAACAGAAGATGAATATGAAACGCGAATGCCTATGTGACAAGGTAATCTGGACTGCTAAGAAGCGCTATATCATGAATGTATATGACTCTGAAGGGGTTAGGTACAATGAACCTGATTTAAAGGTTATGGGCCTTGAAATGATCAAGTCGTCTACGCCACTGGTGGTGCGCGGGAAGATGAAAGAGTCTATAAAGATTATGATTAATGGAACAGAAGATGATATGCATAAATTTATATCAGATTTTGAAAAAGACTTCAAAAAGTTGCCACCAGAAGATATTGCGTTTCCAAGGGGGGTTAATGGAATAATGAAATACACCGATCCATTGATGTTGTATAAGTCTGGCACACCCATTCATGTAAAAGGTGCTATATTGTATAATCACAATATTAAACAGTTTGGATTAGATAAGAAATATCAAATTATCAAAGATGGTGAGAAGATAAAGTTTGCATATTTAACAATGCCAAATCATTTTAAAGACTCTGTTATATCATTTCCATCTAGAATTCCAAAAGAGTTTGACTTGGAGAAATATATAGACTATAATATGCAATTCAGCAAGACGTTTGTTGACCCCATCAAGACAATTTTAGATTGTATGGGGTGGACAACTGAGAAGAAGAGTTCACTTGAAGATTTTTTTAATTAAAGGATAAGATGAGTATTTTAGATAAAATCAAGAAAAATAGTAGCATTAAAGAATCTGCTATTCTTTCAAAATCAAAGTTCTTTACCCAAAAGGATATGATTCCTACTTGGGTTCCTGCAATAAATATAGCACTTTCTGGTAAGTTGAGTGGTGGACTTACACCCGGACTCACAATGTGGGCAGGACCATCAAAACACTTTAAGACTGCGTTTTCACTGTTGATGGCTAAATCGTATTTGGATAAGTATCCAGACGCTGCACTTTTGTTTTATGATTCCGAATTTGGAACACCTCAATCATATTTTACTAGTTTTGGTATTGATACGGAACGTGTACTACACACTCCTGTTACTGATATTGAACAATTGAAGTCTGATATTATGAAGCAAATTACCGAAGTTGTTCGCGGGGATCACTTAATCATAATTGTTGATTCTATTGGCAACTTAGCATCTAAGAAAGAAGTGGATGATGCATTGGATGGAAAGACCGTCGCGGATATGACCAGAGCTAAACAGATAAAATCGTTGTTTCGTATGGTTACTCCACACTTGACAATGAAAAATATACCCATGATTGCCGTTAATCATACATATAAAACTATGGAAATGTATTCGAAGGATGTTGTTGGTGGCGGAACTGGTAGCTACTATTCTGCTGATAATATTTTCATTCTTGGCAGGCAGCAAGAAAAGGATAAATCCACAAATGAAATTACTGGATATGATTTTATTATAAATGTCGAGAAGTCTCGCTATGTAAAAGAAAAGTCAAAAATTCCAATTTCTGTATCATTTGATGGTGGTATTAGTAAATGGTCTGGATTACTTGAACTAGCTACTGAATCTGGTCATATCAATAAGACAAAGATTGGTGCATCTACGGCATACTCCAAAGTAAATATGGAAACTGCTGAAATTGATGAGAAGAAATATCTCACAAAAGATACAGACACAAAAGACTTTTGGTTGCCTATAATTTCTTCAAAGTCATTTCAACTTTTTGTAGAAGAAAAGTATTGTATCTCTACTGGTAGTATTATGCAGGAAGAAGAACAGGAGTAGATAATGCTAGAAGCAATAGATTATGAAATCATATATCCTAAAAAAGAAACTGAAGCAGTACAATTCAAAGTTCTTATAGGAGAATACACAGGAACCATTTTCCAGTATGGTTCTGTAAAAATTGAGGAAAAAGATGATGGTCCCCATTTACAGTTCTCCTTTTATGTGCTAAAATCTGAGGTGATGAAGCCAAGCAAACTTGAAAAGGACGAAAACTTTAAAAAGTATGCTGGGGACTTTTTAGTAAATTATATGACAGAATCAATTGAGGATTAAACCTATGAGAATCGAGACAAGCGTAATAAAACACCTGATTTACTCGGATGACTATCTCCGTAAAGTCCTTCCATTTCTAAAAGCAGAATATTTCACGGAGAATGTGGAAAAGGTTTTATTTAATGAAATAGATGACTTTACAAATAAATACAACCACCCACCAACAATTGAAGCACTTTCTTTGGCGTTAGGTGAGTTGCGAAATATTAGTGAAGATGAAATCGACACATGTGAAAATTACCTAAAGGATATTGAGGAATCAAAATCAGAACTATCCGATGTTAAATGGTTGGTTGATAAAACTGAAAAGTTTTGCCAAGAAAAAGCTGTTTACAATGCTATATTGTCATCTATTGCAATCCTTGATTCAAAGGATAAAACCAAAGACAAGGGGGCTATACCATCTCTATTGAATGATGCGCTCTCAGTCAGTTTTGATAAGTCTGTGGGGCATGATTACCTAGAGGATAGTACGGATAGATTTGATTACTATCACCGAGAAGACGAAAAAATTCCATTTGACTTGGATATGCTAAATCTAATCACAAAGGGAGGGGTTCCATCGAAAACTCTTTCACTTGTAATGGGTGGTCCGGGTAGTGGAAAATCACTATTTTTATGTCATACTGCGGCAACTATGCTGGCGCGTGGTAAAAATGTCCTATACATCACACTAGAAATGTCAGAGAATGAAATCTCCAAGCGAATTGATGCTAATTTGATGGATGTTACTATTGATGCGCTAATGGCACTGTCGAAAGAAGCATTTGATAAGAAAGTTTCTCGCGTTAAGAAAAATACCACAGGAGAGTTGGTTGTAAAGGAATATCCAACTGCATCTGCATCGACTATCCACTTTCGTTCTTTGTTGAATGAATTGAATATTAAGAAGTCGTTCAAGCCAGATGTTATCCTTGTGGACTACCTTAATATATGTTGTTCAGCGCGTGTTAAACCGGGGGCTAATGTAAACTCGTACACATATGTAAAATCGATTGCAGAAGAACTTCGTGGATTGGCAGTAGAATTTGATGTGCCCATCTTTTCCGCCACTCAACTTAATCGAACGGGTGCAACATCGTCTGATCCGGGGATGGAGGATGTTTCTGAAAGTTTTGGTATTGCGGCCACAGTTGATTTTCTTTGTGCACTTGTTACATCGGAAGAACTTGAATCAAATAATCAATTGATGATCAAGCAAGTAAAGAATCGTTTTGGCGATCTTAATTACTATAAGCGGTTCATTGTTGGTATTGATAAGTCTAAGATGAGACTATATAACACAGAACAATCAGCACAATCTGGCATCACTGATTCTGGTCAAGATAATCAGCGTCAAGCTAGGCCAGAAAAGAAACAATTTTCAGGATTTAATATATGAATGACGTGACAGTAATTATACCAACAACCGGATCGCCCGAAGTTTTTTGTGCTATAGATAGTGTATTGAAACAGACAAGACCAACCAATTGTTATGTTGTGATTGATGGTCGTGATAATCTATATAACCATGATCTGCTTCGTAAAATATGGGAAAAGAATCTTGATTATGATTCAAATTTTAAGATGTGTACACTACCAGAGAATGTTGGGGCTAATGGATTTTATGGTCACCGAATCTATGCAGCATTTACAAATCTGGTCAATACTAAGTATGTGATGTATCTTGATCAGGATAACTGGTTTGATGAAGATCACGTTGAAAAGTGTGTAAATATTATAGAATCAACTAAATCCGATTGGGCATATGCGCTCAGAAAGATTGTTGATAAGAATGGTGATTTTATTTGTAATGATAATTGTGAATCATTAGGAAAATGGAAGCCTGTAGTTGATTACAACCATGTAGATACAAATTGCTATTGTATAAAGACTGATGTTGCAACTAAAATATCATCTGCATTTTTTGGTGGATGGGGGCAGGATAGGGTATTCTATAATACACTCTCAACCTATTTCCCTAACTATGTTTCCACTGGTGATTATACTTGTAATTATAGATTGTCTGGTAATTCTGGATCAGTGACAGGTGAGTTTTTCAAGCGTGGCAATGAAGTTGCTAATAGAAAATATAATGGAAAGTTTCCTTGGTTAATTAAATAGAAAGATTTATTATGAAAATTGTTGTTACGGGTGGGGCTGGATTTATTGGTTCACATATTGTTGATAGGGTTGTAAACTTGGGGTATGATGTCGTTGTCATAGACAACGAATGTTCTGTTTCTAATTCAGAATTTTACCATAATGATAACGCGACATATTTCAAGTATGATGTTTCGGATTATGTATCCATACGACCATTATTTGATGGTGTTGATTATGTTTTTCACCTAGCCGCCGAATCTAGGATACAACCATCAATATTGAATCCATTGTTAGCAATTAAAACAAATACACTGGGAACTGGTTGTGTTTTACAATGTGCAAGAGAAGCTGGAGCCAAAAAGGTAATATACTCATCAACCTCATCGGGCTATGGGCTTGTGAATGAATCACCATCGATTGAAGGTATGCCCGATGATTGTCTAAACCCATACACAGTTAGTAAAGTTTCTGGAGAAAAATTGTGCAAATTGTATAGTGATTTGTTTGATTTGGATACTGTAATTTTTAGATATTTTAATGTTTATGGACCAAGAGAGCCAGACACAGGCCCATATTCCCCAATAGTTAGATTGCTCACACGGCAGTACAATAATGGAGAACCATTGACAATTGTTGGTGATGGGTTGCAACGTAGAGATTTTATATATGTTCATGATGTTGTTGATGCAAATATCCTAGCAATGTTGACAAATGCAACAGGACTTTTTAATATTGGATCAGGTAAAAAC